TGGGCGTGAATGAGATTAGATGGACTTGAACCACCGGTCTTTCGCTTATCAGACGAATGCTTTAACCAACTAAGCTATAATCCCGAGTAGGTGGCAGGTGGGAATTGAACCCACAATCTTCAGAGCCACAATCTGATGTGTTAACCAATTTACACTACAGCCACAGTGGGAAGACCAGGTATCGAACCTGGATCTGCGGATTTTCAGTCCGCCACTTAGACCATCTTAGTTATCTTCCCTTAAAAATATAATGACTCGGCGCGGAAACAAAGCTTACCGCCATACTTTTGATTATAATATCATTTTGCCTAGAGTACCAATCCTAATCGCCATTATATTTTAATATTTAAAAATATAGCTTTGTCCATTTCCGGCTCCCCATTCTATAGCCTAATTCCGTCGGTCATGACTCCAACAACTTGGGTAGTATGTTATGGTCTCTCACTACCAACCGCCCCAGTAAGGGTGGACTCTCTAGTCTTTTATGTACACTATTAAAACTAGTCACCATTGCCATATCTTATATAAATATTATAACAAAAATTTTTATAAAAATCAATCATTGAGTGTGCAGTTTCAATCACACGCATCTGATTTAGGGTCGCACAGATTGTTTCAAAGTTATATACTTTAGAGGTGTCTCTCCTCAGTGTCCCTAAATGATTCAGCTTTATTTTCTTCTCGACTTTTAATACTTGTCTATCAATGATTGTTTTACATACCCCGTGGGAGAGTCGAACTCCCGTCTTCGCCGTTTCTTGGCTTTTAGTTTTTACTTAAGCATTTCCTTTCGTTATAGTTTGTTTCCAAAGATTTTCTTCTAAATCATATCCTAAATTTTTTAAAATTTTTTCAAATTCATAATCTTTAGCCCAAATAATTGTGTTATGATTTTGTTTTGCAGAAAATCTAAGAATTTTTTCTTTTTGTCCTCCAACATTAGGAGGAATTAAATAAGATTTATCTTTATAACAAGTATAAAAATAATCTATATCATTTGAGGTGTATGAAGTATAACTATTATTTCTAATGTTATTCATAGTGCATTTCATTCTTAAAAAACTTAAATCTTCAGAAATGGCACAAGATTTACATTGAATTCGATATAACTTATTATTTATATCAGCAATAAAATCATATCTGCTATCTGGAGCAATAGGCTGAGATAACATAATGCCGTATTTTGAAAAATCATATTGACATTTTATCTCTGTTATAAGACCTTTTTGACTATTAATATTCATTTTATTATTGCTTAGTTTTCATAAAAACGCTAAGAAAGGGCGATGGCTTAGACCGCTTGCCTAACGGGGCATTATTATTATGCCTTAACGTTGTAAGATTCCACCGTTACAGCACCGAATCTTTCCTGAATAAAGAGCACTTCCTGATATGTCTTTACGAAAGTCATATGTCTCATCTTGTCATCATCTACATAATACACAATATAAAGCATAGCGTCTCTCCTTTTTTAAAAGATTCTTTATCAACCTTACATATATATTATATTATAATTTTTTTAAAAAATCAAATATAATATTTTAATTGAGTTTACTTTGCCTCTTTGTTAGACGTTTGTCACAAAGCCACATATCAAAAATGCCAGTGGTAGTTTAACTCTAATCCATGCTAACGTCGATTTTAACGTCTTATCTGACAAATCCGATTTATAGTTTGAGCCTCGGGAACTTAGTTTTATGAGACTTCCACTCATACTTCTCCCACACTTACTTATAAATAATAAGCACACACGAAGATGGATGCACGTTTTATGGCTCGTGTAGTCATTACGCTTTGCTTAAAGCTCGTTTTTTTGATCCGAGTAGCGAACCCTGCAGTCTATGTTTAAAGAGGCGATGCCATTTCCTCTAGCGACCCTGAAGGGACTTGAACCCTCGACCTAATGCGTGACAGGCATTCGCGCTACTCTTCTGCGCCACAGGGCCGTATAATACTCCAGAAGGGATTTGAACCCTCACTCACGAGGAACTGGTTCCTAAGACCAGCGCGCCTGCCATTACGCCACTGGAGCATATAATTGCAACAATGGGATTTGCACCCATGTCTCCGGCTCCACGCCGGCGCCCTCCTCCTAGACCATGTCGCGAGTCATCTAGTTTGCGCGGACTAGATGTGACGGGTACGTACTTTGATTCCATCGACCTCTCCTCGTCTCCCCATTGGGATCAGGCCCCGCCCCTGAAATGAATCAACCGTCATTGCTTTTTTCTCGTACGTCAGAAATATGCTTTAAAGATACGAATGGTTTTTTTCAGCTCCACCATTAAAAACTGGCGCGGGACTGGAAGGATTCGAACCTTCGTAGTACGGTTAACAGCCGTAAGTCCTAACCGTTGGACGACAGCCCCATAACGCTTTTGTTCACAGAAGGGAGCGATAACCCCACCTGGTCTTACAACAGTTCAGTTTAAAGTCCTAACTGGGATGGCAGCAAACTATAAAGGACTACAAGACAGCAAGTTCCTTTTCATAAACCCGAAGGTAGCTTAGCAAATTAGAACCAATAAACTTCAGCTTACTTTTTACCGACTGAGCTAAAGAGCCGTAATCAAGCGATTATGTTTAGTTTTTTAATTAAGAAAATTTTTTAGTAGGAGAATCTTCAAAAATGATACCAGTGTAGTCTTCCCATTCTTTCAGTTCAGAATAGAGATTATCCCATTCATAATCAGACATAATGGACTTGCCCTTATTGTATGCCTTAGTTGCTTTATTCAGCTTTTTAATTATGATACCAATATCTATTTTGCTTTTCATATTAAATCCTCACTATTATTTCTTATAAAGAAGAAATTAATTAAAATTCAAGACAGTAGGTTCTTTTTTATAAACCCGAAGGTAGCTTAGCAAATTAGAACCAATAAACTTCAGCTTATTTTTGGTTAACAGCCAAATTTTTATAATTTACAATGTTTTTGCTGTTTTACTGTCTTTCTTTATCTTATATATATATTATATAATAATTTTTTATAAAAATCAAATTGTTTTTTCTTCCCACGAGGAACGGCGCGATAGCTCGGCCCCCGTGGGGACTTTTTAAAATTTTCCTTTTCTTTATCTTATATATATATTATAACAAAATTTTTTTAAAAAATCAAAAGGTTCTTAAAAAGTCTAATCTTTATAAAAAATGCTCGAAATAGTTTAAACAACTTTACCCAAAAATTTTAGAAAAAATTCTTGAGTACATTAGCACGGCGCGGATTCCGCAGTTTCCGAAGCGCAGTAGCTTCAATCTGACGAATACGCTCTTTACTCAATCCAAAATCCTTACCAATTTCATCAAGAGTCTCAGCACGAGAAGACCCAATACCAAAACGCCTCATAATAACAACCTTCTCACGGTCACTCAGAGTATTAAGAATATTCTGAATAGCGGCATTTCTATCAGCATCTTCAATAGAAGTAAAAGCTGTCGGAGCAGATTCATCTTCAATAAAAGATTCGATTGTAACATCCTCATCATCTCCGACTACAATGTCAAGAGATGTGGTATCATTCATCCAGGAATATGCTTCCTTGACCTTCTTAATATCGACTTTAAGTGCGGCAGCAACTTCCGCTTCCTTCGGTTTTCTATTATGAGCCTGCTGAAAATCATGTTCGAACTTTCGAATTTCACTCATAAAAGTAATCATATGAACAGGAATACGAATGTTACGAGCCTGGTCCGCAAGACCGCGTGAAATTGCCTGCTTAATCCAATATGTAGCATAAGTTGAGAACTTGAATCCCTTACTTACGTCATATCTCTCAACCGCTTTCATCAGACCAAGATTTCCTTCCTGGATGAGGTCAAGCAGCGGCAATCCATGTCCCATATAACGCTTAGCAATAGAAACAACAAGGCGCAAATTATGGTTAATCAGCTTTTCTTTTGCGGCCTGGTTTCCCTTAGCTGCGGCTTTTGCAAGTTCAACTTCCTCTTCTTTTGTCAGAAGAGTATATTGACTAATTCCTCTTAAGTATACTTTTACAGGATTAACAATTACTGCATTGGAATTTTCATTAACCATAACTTCTGCCATACTTAACTCCTTTATTATTTTTTATCTTTATCATATAATAATTATATAATAATTTTTTTAAAAAATCAAAAAGAGATTTTTTAATTAACTTTGTAAAGATGTCTGCCCTAACAGAAAATATTTGAGACCCTGGTTTGGCAGACCCTACTCTTGTCTCTTGTTCGGTATTGAAACAGATTATATTGAGCACCTCAAATCTGGAGACACCTTCCGGCTTTCATTCTTGCCGCGAATTAAATGAAAGACGCTACTCAACTTCCAATAAATCATACGCAATAATAATTATTACGTTTTGCTTGTTTATTTACATATGAGCAGAAAGCCTTTGCATCTTTTTCTGTTGTAAAATGAAAAGCCAAATAATCTGCGGGGGCATGATAATGAAACCCTTTTGCATGAAAAGTATTTAATAATAAATTAACATACTCTTCAACAGAAAGGTTTAAAATTCGCATGGGCGTGTACCACTTTGCAGATCGCCCGCATAAATTTTGAACGTCATTAACATGCCACGTTCCTGCATTTTCCCAACATGTCATTTTATAAAGATGTGCTTCCTTTTCCATATCTTATAATCCTAATCTATTTAGAAGTGTTTGAAGTCTTTCTTTTTCTTCTGCGGTTGGCTCCTGTGGGATTTTTTCATTCGGTTCAGGGGAAACTTCATTTTTAATAGTTACTGCCTTTTCTCCAGGCAAAGAAACATCCTCCCCGCTTTCAACTAAGACTTTCGCCGCAGTCAAAACTACTTTAATTTGTCCAGGAGTACCATCTTCAGTATAAGGAATACGAATTTCCTTATTATAAACAAAAGCCCCAGGAAAGGTTTCTAGTATCTTTTGCGTTACATCAATTTTTGCTTGTGCACCTTTTGCCGCCATATTTTCTCTCCTTTTTTATTATATATATATTATATCAAAATTTTTTAAATATATCAATTTTCTTTCTTTTGTTTATGCACTACAATTTTATTATCTTCAAAAGTATCTGCAAGTTCTAGAAAACGATCACATATAGCACAACTACCCTATCTATAAAGACAGCGTTTACCGCATCGGCTCCTAATCATACCAAAATTATTTAACAAATATTTGCTATCAAGATCGCCTTTAAATGATGGTATAATATCACTTATTTTTCCAAACCATTTCTCCTATTTATAAACTTTATATAATACCCGCTGCCGCTCTTTATCAGATATTAATTCAAAAACATCAACAAAAGTAGCATAAACTGTAATATCATCAGGTCTAATAAAAAAAGTTTTTATACTTGGGGTTTCTGGAAAACTTGATTGACAAATATTTGGAAATACCCTAACTCTTACATTATTATCATGTAATATTTTACTAATTTTATCAAGAGAAAATCCTAATTCTTCACAGATATACATATCAGTAGGATTGTACTTTAATAAACCATGCAATTGATCTATTGTTGTGATTAAATTGGTAAAGAAAAATGGTATTTCTATCTATTGCGCTCTTGCTAAAAATTCCTTATTATAAAAATCAAAAATAATTTTAATATTTTTATATTTATCATATAGACCTTTTAATAATTGAGCATCTACTTCTTCAAAAGAATCAGTTACATCAATTATAATAGTCTTATTTTGATATGCTTCTAAGAAATCTTTTAAGGTGCGGTCAGCTGGTCTGTAGCGGATTTTAAGCTCATCCGCATCCTATAAATATTTCTAGGAAGGGTAATAATTTAAACAAAACATATATATTCCTCCACGCCAACAAGAGGAGATAATTGCTTATCTCCTCTTTTAGTGTTGGTTAATAGTTACTTACTCCTCGACTGTCTCCGCGGCATCCGCACCCGGCAGACGGTAAGCCATTCTCTTCTTACCCTCGACCTTAACGGCGTCCTTCTCGATAAGACCAGCCTTAACCAGCTTACCAAGACGAGCAGTTACCTTGTTACGAGTCACATCCTCAGCGTCAAGAGCAAGAACAATCTCATCGACTGTTGCAAGCTTATCAGTGATGCAGGCGAAGATTGCATCTGTCAGAGCATCCGACTCAGCTCTCTTCTTCTCTGCGCGGTTTGCAGCCGCAACCTTACGCTTCTCAAGGATTGCAGTCTCCTTGTCGATGAAAGCAATCAGCTCATCCTGCTTCTCTGCATCCTCTACAGTGTTAAGAACCATCTCACGAAGCTCAGCGAAATACATAGCCTTTGTCATCTTAACTGTGTTTTCCATAGTTTCATTCTCCTTTTCTTTTTAGAAACTGTTTTTTCTTTATCTTATGTATATATTATAACAAAAATTTTTAAACTTTTCAAGCGGCGGTCTCTTTGTCGCCGTCTTTAAAATGGGTAGAAGCGGCAATATCTAGTCTCTGGGTCTGAAAGCTCATCCTGTTCAACGCCGCACTCATCAAGAATATCCTCATAATCAATTACCTGATTATCATTTTCAAGCAGGCCCTCACATTCTGCCATATAAAAGATGTAACTCATATCCATAATTTATACTTCCTTTCTTTCTTTATCTTATGTATATATTATAACAAAAATTTTATTAAAAATCAAAGAAAGTCTCTATAGGTGTCGTATAAGTAATCGGCTCGGTCGGCTTCATAATCCTCTTCTGAATAACAATACGGACAATCGTCACAGCTCGTTACTTCGATGTCCATTTTATCTTCATAATCGCAATAAGCTTCAGGCGGGCTGTAATAGTTACTAGAATATGCGTGATGATGAATACAAAACCAACTCATAATAGCCTCCTTATTCAATCCAATAGACAATACGAATCTGGCTATAATTATCTCTCCATCCGCCCCATTCAGAAGTAACTTCAAGAAAAGCATCTACACGTGCTTTAAGTCTTGTAAGTGGATTTGGCATCATGATTTTTTCTGTTGTTTCTTTTTCATCCATAGTCTCTTCATCAATTACTTCAGGATGTTCAAGACAATAAATATACATATCTGCATATGTAAACCAATATACCTTAGGAGTATGGAGATATTTTTTTTCACCATAATCATTTTCATAGCAAGAATTATAAAATTCGTTCCTTATATCATTTGATACATCCTTAGGAAGTCCTTTATGAATACCTCGCAGTTCGGGAACAGGAATATTAAATCTATCATTTTCTACAATAGAAAAAAGTTCATGATCCCCGTTATAAGGGTACAGTTCTGCCGCCTCTCGTTTTGTATGTTCATAATTCCAGATATAAGGATGCTGAAGTTCATATTTACCAATCTCAGAATTATAATTTTCAACAAAAAATCTTGGTGTTCTACTCATTTTTTTTATCTCCTTTTTTCTATTATTATTATATCAAAAATTTTCTAAAAAGGCAATTAATTTTTATAATCGTTTAACATTCTTTTAATATCGCGCTTTTGAATCTTTTCCATCTTTTGTCTTTTTAGATTCTTGCGTGCGGGGGCGCCGCCTTTTACGGGCTTGTATTTATTACAAGTTTGGCACGCATCCCAAAAAGTGCCTTCTCTGCCTTTTAAGCAGTTACCTTCATAATCATAATAAATACAACGAACCTCTCTATCTTTCATGATAAGCTCCTTTAATCATTAAAATTAGAATAATCTAAAATACATGGAGTACTATTTTTACGATACCCAAAGTTACCAGGATGAGCATCCTCTAATATATCCATATCAATATTATTACAATATTTTAAAAACCTTTTTACTTTTGCTTCTCCGTATTTATCTATGCAGCCAGCAATCCAATCAGGACTAATATCAAATTTTCTTTTTTTATACCATTTATCCGCGATTTTTCGAGATTTTTTTGAAGGTTTTTTAATAGATTTGGAGTCTAATTCACGATTAGGATTGATTTCCTCTTGAAGAAAAACGCGGGTATTATTGATTGTTTTATAATAAGCAACTTCTGCTACAAAACAATCTAATTTACGAGTTTTAAGTTCTTTATATTTTTCATATTCTGCAAGACAATAGTCTGATTCATCAGACCCATTTGCCCAACAGAAAGGCTCCCAAAATTCTTCTTCATACCCATCTTCATTATATTCATAATAATAGAAGCCATTAAACGGAATTTTAATGACAATTCCGTTTAAATTAGGTGAAAGAATAGCTATTTTACTAACGCCATATTTAACATATGCGGCTGGGTCTACCTCTTTTACAGCAGATTCAAAGAAACAAATACAATCAGGCATATCATCTTCACTAACTCCAAACTGGACAGGGAGAGGGAATACCGCATCTAAAAACTTATCTACTAATTGATTATTAAAAGTCATTTGATTTTTTCCTTTTCTAATTTTCTAATTATATTATAATATAATTTATTAAAAAAATCAAAGGGGGATATTTATCCCCCGTTTTTTACCAATCAATATCAAAGACACGATGTGCGGTACGGGTTACTTTATAACCATCCTTTCTTAATGTATGGATATTATCTTTACGAATATTTCCATACCAGGTTAAGCCCATATAGCCCTGATGCGCCGCTTCATTAATCAATTTGGAAATATCTTTTAATTCCATTCTATTGAGTTTCTGTTCATATTTATTTGCTGCTTTACGTGCTGTTTTTGCTTTAAACATAATTATTCCTCCACTTTAAACTTCGTTGTTTCTAATTGTAAATCTTCTATTGAAATGTTATTTAAATGAGTATAAGGAATACGAATTAATGGAATATTATTTTTTTTACAATATTCGTTTTTTATTTTATCTTTTTGTTGAATTTTTTCTAATGTACCGTAAAAACTATTTATAAAATGTTGTTCTCCATCATATTCAATTATATATTTATTATTAACATAAAAATCGAATCGAGCTGGAAAATTAGTATCTAAAAAACGACAATCTTCAAATGTTTTCTCTTGTATAAAAGAAATATTATTTTGTCTTAACAATTCTGCAATTTTTTGTTCACCTTTAGATTTTATATGTGAACATCCACAAGATGTTGTTTTTCCTTGGATTAAATTTTTATATGATACTACAATTTGTTTTTTACAGTCGCATTGACATAGCCAATGACTACCAGTTTTATTTTCAATGTTTATGTAAGATAAAACTGTTAAATGTCCAAATTTTTGTCCAGTTAAATCTTTTATTTGAGCTAATCCCTTTTCTTTTGCTAAATCACGTCTTAAACATCCACAGGAAAAAACATGCGTACCCAATTGAGAACCATCAACATCAATTTCATTTCCGCAATCACATTTACAATGCCAAATTATATTTGTGCCTGCTCTTTTATTAATTGGGTATAATGCTACTAAACGGCCATATCTTAATCCCGTTCTATCTTTAGAGTTAAGTTCCTTTGTTCTTTGCCCAAAAGATTTTTGATTTTCTTTTTCTAAACAACCACAAGATTTTTTTCTTCCACATGTAAGATCTGTCGTAGTTGCTTCAATTTTTTTTCCACAGTCACAAACACAATTCCAAACAACAACTCCGCGTTTTCTTTTTTCGGTTGGATTTAAAGCAGTTAATTTTCCAAATTTTTTTCCAACTAAATCTTTTCGCATAAAATAAAACCTCCTAAATATTCTTCATAAATATTTAAAAATACACCCAGTCAATTATATAAAATTGTCCTTGACTGGGTGGAAGTTTTATTTAATTGGTTTAATTAAGCATCTAGTTAAATAAGTATTTTTTACCCCCATGTACTCATCAAATTTCTTGATGGTTCCAGTAAGGTCTACTGTTTCTCCTACTGCAATATCAAGAGCCTTAGATGTCATCCATACAAAAACATAATCCTCAGATGTAAAAGTATACACAGATGTGTAACCGTACATACCCTGGAAACCGCGGATGCTTTTTACTTTTGCCGTGATGTTGCGGATGCGCTCTTTTTCTGCGCCAGGATAGTACACAGATGTGGACGGTCCCTTCAGCTCCGCAATTCGACGAGTTACAGTTTCTTTAGCATCCTCTTTAAACTGTGCCCATTTTGCTCGCGGGTTGTAGTCATAAAGCTCGTCAAAGCTCATTTCGCAAAGAGAATATCCCTCAGGAAGTTTAACCTCATGAGCAAAATACCATTTAAGAGTCGGGTCAAATCTTGCACCAAGCTCTTTCAGCTTGTCTTTGATTGCAAAAGTATCGTCACCATAAACGAGATATACTTTCTCATTTTCACCGAATCCGAGTTTCAGTGCGACCTGATGCTTATATGCCTCAGCGTTGGCAATAGCATCCCTTTCTTTTGCCTCCGCCGCTTCTTTCTTTCTCTGAGCAGCTCTTTCTTTTGCTTTCTGAAGCACATTATATTCTTTTTCTGTATAAGCGCGGACGACCTTAGCTACTACCTTAGCTCCGTTGCACTTATAGCAGACGCCGCCATCAACAGGAATAGGAATAGGTCTGCCATTCTCCACGCGAGATACTACAAAACCAAGTCCGCCGCAGCGA